TTGACGACGGGTTGGCAGGGGAGAGGCATTAGGCGGCGTTCGAGTAGAGGAGGTTCGCTCCGTTGCGTTGGGCGTTTACGAGGCCACGCCGGACGGTTTCGATGAGGTCTCCTTCGGAGATGACGGAGCCGCCGACGTTGATGGTGATTCCGCCGCCCATTGAGCCGAGCCGGTCGAGGGGGACGATCGCTTCGGGGCCTGCTTCGCCGATCATGGCGAGGGTCGGCCGGTTGACGACTCCGCCTTCGGCCATGAATGGGATCCGGAATCCAGGGGATCCTCCGAAGAGGCCGCCGCCAAGCAAAGTGCCGCTAGTTGGGAGCAGGTCTTGGATGGCTTGTCGGATGATGTTCGGGGACGCTTTGATGCCTCGCACGATGGCGGCGACGATCTCCTTACCGATGTCGACCATCTTGTCGAATACTGCCGTGAAGGCGTCGAAGATCTTGCCGGGCATATCTTTCACGAAGTCGACGATTCCGTCGAGGATCTTGCCGCCGAGTTCCATTCCTTTATCGAACATGGCGTTCACGAGGTCGAGGAAGATGCCGGGGAGCTCCTTGACGAGTTCCCACACGAACGTAGCGAGTCCGGCGATCGCTTGAGGGAGAAGTTCGGCGAGCCATGAGAGAAGAGCTCCAGCCAGCTTGAGAGCTTGAGCGGCGAGGGCTGGGATAGCGTCGGTGACGATCCATTCGAGGAGCTTCGCCAAGAACTTCCCGAGCTCTTGGAGAGCTGGGACGATTCTGGGGGCGATCCAGTCGACGAGAGCGTTACCGAGCTCGATGAGCTTCTCGACGAGCATCGGAACGCCGTCGTCGATAATCCAATTGGCGAGATCGCCGAGCCATTCTCCGAGCTTCATTAGTGCTGGCTTGATTCGGGGGCCGATCCAGTCGATGAGAGCCTGGCCGAGTTCGCCGAGCTTCTTGAGCCAGCCTGGAAGCGAGTCGGCGACCCATTGAAGAAGAGCGGAGCCGAGCTCCTTGAGTTTTTGGACGACTATCGGGATCTGCTCGCCGATAAGGCGACCGATACCGGAGAGGCCTTCTTCCTCGAATACTTTGGCGAACTTCTCGACGATCGGGATGATTCGTTCGGCGAAGAATGAGAAGAGTCTGGTGGCGATCGGGAGCAGGACGGTGCCGATGGTGGTGGCGGCGTTTTGTAGCTGAGCTTTGAGGATGCGTTGCTGGTTAGCGAGACCGTCGGACGTTCGAGCAAAATCGCCTTGTGCGTCGCCGGTCTGCTCGTAGATGCGTTTTTGGGCGGCCAGGATCTTTTGTTGGGCGGTGAGGGCTCCGTTCCCGTCATAGATGCCGAGTTCGAGAGCGGCTTGGCGGAGGCTGGCGTCGTCGAGGAGGACGCCGTAGCGGCGGAGGGGCTCGGATTCGCCTCTGAGAGCCGCTCCGATCGCATCGATGGCGTCTTCGGGTGTTGTGTTATTGAACGAGGCGAGATCGGACGCTAGAGCCGTGAAGTCGTTGGAGAACTCGGAGAGGTCTCCTCCGGTGAGTCCGGCGGCTTTGCCGAACACTCCGAAGGTTCCGGCGGCGTTTAGGACGCTTTGCTTCGACTGGCCGAGAGCTTTGGCGGCGTTAGCGGCGAAGGCTTCGACGTCGGCGGCTGAGTCGCCGAAGATTTCGCCGACTTTGGCTTGAGATTCGGAGAGATCGGAGGCGAGGTCGATGGCCTTGACGGCTCCGACTCCTGCACCTATGGCCACTCCGGCGACGGTTTTGGCGGCAGTCTTGGCGAGGTCGCCGAGCTTCTTGAAGCCGCTTTCGGCGGCTCGGATGCCTTTATCCGAGAACTCGGAGAGGATGGGGATAACGACGGCCATTAGTTGAGTTCCTTTTGGACGAGCTTCTCGACGTTTTTGACGAGATCCTTCATCTCATCGGTAACCGCTCCGACTTTGGTTTCGGCGACGGGCCACATCACTCGGGCTGGGGATCGTCCCTTCTTCGTGAACGCTGAGCCGAGAGCGTTGTCGGTGGCATCTCCGGCGAACTCGTAGATAGCGGCCGCCGGGTTCGACTGGACGACTTTGATGACTGATCTCGATCGAGCTCGGGTGTCTGGTTTGGCTCGGACGCCTTGGCGAGCTTTGGCGACGGTGAACGGGAAGAGCTTGCGGCCTCGCTGAGTCCATGTCCGACGGGTGCCGGATGGGATCATCGTGTCGGCGTAGTTGGCTTTAGCGGCGTCGACGATGGGAGCGGCGATCCGACGCACCTCGGCATTGAACTCCTTACGGAGCTCGGGGTCGATCTTGCGAAGCGTCTTGATCGCTTCTTTAGCTCCTTCGACCCTGACGGCCATTCTTCCTCGATTCGTTGATGATGTGGATCGCCGTCGCTAGATCTTCGACGTCGAACTCAATGTGAGGGGGCCACCATCCGGTCTCGACTAGGAGCTCGGCGAGTCTTCTCCGGTAGGTGTCCCCTCGGTAGGGTTTACGGGGTCATCTCCGACGACCTCGATGGCTTCGAGCTTCTTGATGAAGTCATCGAGAACCGCCGGAACGACGATCTTCTGCGCTTTACACGCTTCGTGTGCCATGAAGGCAAGATCCTCGATTCCGATACCGTTTACAAAGTCGGACGCCTTGCGCTTGAAGCGTCGCTCCCAGGCGACGATCGTGGCAAGTGTGGTATCTACCTCGACAGGGCCTTCGCCGATGTCGATTCGGATCTTGATCTTCATGTCGGAACTCCTTAGTTCAGCTGGTCGCTCGGGCCCAAGTGCCGCCGGTGAAGGTTACGTCAATGGACGAGAGCTCGGCGACGGAGGCGTTGATGACGGGGAGGCTGGCGAGGTATGCGCCGGTCACGGTGTAGCTCGGGTTCGATGCTCCGACCGCATCGTCGGACGGCTTGACGACGATGGTGGTGGTGGTGCCGATGAGGCTTTGGAGCGTGTCTTCGACTTCTCCGGTGCCGTACGAGACGAAGAGCGTGAGGGTGACGTCGACGGTCTCTAGGCCAGCGGCGAAGCTGTGGCCGGACGATCCGAAGGCGGTGGTTTCCAGCTGGTCGTAGCCGACGGTGACGGCGGCCGAGGTACATTGGTCGGAGAGGTCGACCGAGTTGACGGTCACGCTCGGGTTGCTGAGGTATGTGGTGGTAGCCATTGGGAGCTCCTTGGTTAGTTACGCCGTGAGGCGATTCGGATGGTGAGGTCGTAGCACGGAAGAACCTGGCCTCCTACGTCGAGGGAGCCTGGACGTCCGTCCTGGATCGGGAGGGTGGAGTTCATGAGAGCGTCGACGACGGTCATGAGGTAGTCGGAGGCGTCCTGGTTACCGGGTGGCGGTGCGAGGACGGACACTCGACAGGTGAGGTCTCCGACGTTGTAGGTGAAGCTCGTGAACGTCGGCGGCTCGATGTAGACGGTGAGCGGCCGAACATTCCGAGGGTCGGTGACGACTTTGTAGCCGAGGCCGGTGATGGTCGCCTTTAGGGCGTTGATCGCTTCGACGAAGATGCCGGTCGCTGGCATTAGGCCACCTGCGCCCGGTTGACGCCGAGAAGCCGGTGGACTTGGCCGAGGCTGAGGATCGGTTGGCCTGCTCCCATGTCGGAGAATGAGGCATACGAGTCGACTGAGCCTCGCTCACGGTACAAGACGGCGGCGTACATGATCGTCCCGAGCTTGACGTCCCGAGAGGGGACGGTCGTGAGGGAGTCGGCGTAGCCTCCGGCCTTGCGACGTCGATAGCACCAGTCGTTTGAGGCGTTGACGCATGTCGTGAGGAAAGCGGTGTCGTTCGCCGTAGCTGAGTCGATGCCGAGCCATTCTTGGACATCGGCGACAACGATCCACGAACATTGCTGAGTCCATGTAATCGTCCCGTAGGGGCTGACGGCTTCACGCTCGACGGGGTCTCCGGCGTTCTGGTAGAGCACCTGGTTCGGGATAATGATGTCGTAGTTAAAGAGGAGATCCCCTTCGTCGTCGACTCCCGTAAATTCGTAACTCTCGGTCGAGATGACCGTGACGGTGCCGTTAAAGCCAGATCCGGCGTCGGCGACGGTGATGAGATCGCCGACCGTGATGTCGGTGCTCTGGAGAGTCTGAACTACGGCGACGTCGTCGAGCCTCTGGTGATGAGTAATCGAATACGTTGCCATAGTCCAGACTCCAGGGGATCAGACGAAAGCCGCTTTAATGAACTTCGTCGAGTCGATCATCAGAGTCGCGAAGTAGCCACGGAACTTGATGAAGCGGCTCAGCGAGCCGTCGGCCGCTTCGACCGAGATGGCACCCTTCGGCTGTTCGTAGATCTCGAAGCCGTCCGGGTGGCCGATGGCGAGGGTACCGGCGGCGAAGTTGCGGTCGACAACGATCTGGAGACCGAAGGCGTTGCCAGCGGTCGAGCCGGGGGCGAGGTTGCCGTAGGCGTTCATCGGGCCGACCTGCGGGAAGAGGGGGCGTCCCTGGCCGTCCTCTAGCTGGCCGAGATCGGCCCAACGGTCGGGAGCTAGGAAGAGGTGAGTCGGGAGCCAGCCGGTCGAATCGGTGAGGATGTCCGAGGCGGCGGTGTAGATCCAGGTGACCCATTCGGTCGGGTCGGCAATGTTGGCGACCGTGAAGTTGTTGGTGTTGGTGGTGCCGGTGATGAGAGCGTCGGCGGCCACGTCGTCGGTCTGGTTCGCATAGATCCGAGCCATGTCGTCGATGAGCAAGCCGAGGACGGCCGGATCTGTCCAGTCCATGTCCTCCTCGGAGAGCTGAACATAACCGCCATAGACGGCTTTTGTGACCTGGTTATCGGAGATCACGAACGTCCCGGAGTCGAGGGCGACGTTTTCGCCGTTCGAGGCTCCGATGGTCGTGTGGGTCGTGACCTTCGGGCGGCGGAACACTTTGCCGCCTCCCGGCATCGCCTTCGTACCGATGGCGTCGATGACGGGGCGAAGGCCTCGGAAGCCGTTGTAGGTCGCTCCGACGATCGGCTCCGGGAGGATGCCTGGCGTGTCTGCAGTAGTGACGTCCGGGGCGGCCGCTTTGATCTGAGCGTTAAACTCAGCGAACTCGGATCCTCCGACGAGGAACTTGGAGACGTACTCGGCCGCTGACGGCATTGAGAACTTCTTGGCGGTGGCGTACTGGACGGGGGGGATCGGGGTCGTGGCCTCGATCAGTTCGGGTGATTCGGTCATAGCTGAGTCCTCCTCGGGCTCGGGGTATTGGGGTTCGGGTTCGTCGGCTTCGGTTTCCTCTTCGGGTGCCGAGGCGGCGACTGAATACACTCGGGCCTCCTCGAAGGCTCCAAGCGTGACGAGGCTGAGTTCGTGCCAGACCGCCGAGCGGACTCGCATCACTCCATCCTTGTCGAAGGTGTAGTCGACGGGCTCCACGCCGACGCTCACGGCGTCGAGGGCTCCCATCTTGAGAAGCTCCATCGCATCGTCTCCAGCTCGGGTGGCGGCGATTCGAGCGGTGAACATCATCCCTTGGTCAGTCGAGACCCGTTCGGTGACGAGGCCTCGGATCTGTGTGAGGTCGTGTGATTCGATCAGTTTGGGCGCTCGGCCTTCTTCGGGGAGTGATCCCTTCTCGAATAGGACTCGGGTTCCCATGCTGTCG